TTTAATAGTTGGGAAATCGCACATTTTAGATTGTTGGGAGATGATCGTAAGTTACCATATGGTACATCGATGACTGAGAAGGCAAGAAGAATTTGGAAACAATTGGTGTTAGCTGAGGATGCGATGTTAGTTTATAGGACCTCACGAGCACCTGAGAGAAGAGTTTTCAAAGTTTATGTCGGAAATATGGACGATGCTGATGTATATCCATATGTACAAAGATTTGCACAACAATTCAAAAAAGACCAAATAGCTGACCCTAAAACGGGTAATGTCGATATGAGATTCAATCAAATGGCAGTTGACCAAGATTTCTTTATTCCTGTTAGAGACCCTGCAGCACCAACACCTATCGATACCTTAGCAGGGGCTCAAAATCTTTCTGAAATTGCTGATATCGAGTACATCCAGAAGAAACTTCTAACTGCTTTAAGAATTCCTAAAGCATTTTTAGGATTTGAAGAACCCGTCGGAGATGGGAAAAATTTATCACTTCAAGATATTCGTTTTGCTAGAACGATCAATCGTATTCAAAAATGTATGATTGCTGAACTAAATAAAATCGCAATAATTCATTTATTTCTTTTAGGGTTTGAGGATGAACTAGGTTCATTTCAATTGTCTTTGACCAATCCATCAAAACAAGCTGATTTACTTACTGTGGAAGTTTGGAAAGAAAAAATGTTATTGTATCGAGATGCCGTTACAAAAATTGAGGGAATTGCACCCGTGTCCACAGCTTGGGCTAAAAAACACATACTTGGTTTCTCTGACGATGAGATCAAATTGGATCTTAACCAACAAAGAATGGAGATCGCAGTTGCCGCTGAGTTAACAAATACTCCTAACGTTATTAATAGAACGGGTATATTCGATAATATTGATAAACTGTATAGTAAATCAATTTTAAGTGGTGATACCACCACGAGTGGATCTGTTCCACCTGGTGGTGCAGAACCTTTACCATCTATGGGTGGTGAATTAGGCGGTATGGCACCTGGCCCTGGTGGTGAAACACTTCCTCCTCCTGAAGAACCGACATTGGCTCCTGAAAATACAAAGAAGTCCACAAATATTATTCTAGAAAGATTGGAAATCGAAGAAAAAAGTGAGATTGATTTTGATAAAGGAGAAAAAATATTACAATCAATAAGTCAAGTGTTGGATAAATTGTCGGACGATAATATTTAATAAATAAACATTATGAAATTCGGAGAACTTTTTTCATCAATAGAAGATCATCTAATCTCGTCATACCAAAATGGTATTTTCGAACAGGAGATTAAAAAATTCAAGAAATTGGTTCTTGAAAATAAAGATTTAACTTCTGTATTTTATCACTATCAATCATTAAAAAACACAAGGTCTTTAGATAAGGACACTGCTGAAATTTTTATTCAAGAATCTGTAAAACAGATTGAAGAAAATAAAAAATCGGTGAAGAAAAAATTGGCAGAATTTTGGGTTAAAGAAATCAAAACTGATAACATATACGAGGATATTGATAATTTAATTTACCCTGATTTCACAAATTTGGTGGAGTGTGCACACTCTAAAAAAAGGTTAATTAATCAACTTTCAGAAGATACAGAAAAGAAAGAAAATATCAATTTACCAATTAATTCTATTCTGAAGATAGCAAATAGTACCGCATCTAATTATATTTCGAATTTAGATGAAAATACTCAAAAAGAGTTGATGAGTATTTTGACAGAGAGTGAAGAAACTCTTCAAAAAAAATATGACGAAGTCAAAACCAATACTATCAATAAATTACTAGACATCTCAAAAGAAAATACTGAAGACATTTCTTCAAAAATTCAAGAAACCATCAGTACCATTGAGAAAGAAACTTTTGATAGGATTAACTTTGTTAGGTTAAAAAACCTATACGAGAGCTTGTAAATTTACCCCTCAGAACTACGTTTTTTTTGTATAAACTGAGCTTTTAGAATTTCTTTCCTTCTTTTTTGAGATTTACTTTCATGAGATAATCTTGACAAAAGAATTTCATTCTGTTTGGTTCTGATTATTTTTCCTTTCAATAATTTGAGACTTTTGTCGAGATTCGACGTACCATTAATTTTTATTATTATCATATCAACTAATTATATTAATTATGGAAAAAATTTGATTTATATCAATATTATAACTATTTTTTTGAAAAAAAATAAACCATTGTTATTATGTTAATTAATGAAAAAAGGCAAAACGTGTAAATTAAATGGATTTACAAGATTAAAAAGTACGTACGGTACAGTGGATTCAAGAACATTTAAATCATTGTATTTGAATATCCAAAGTTGGGTAACACCCAAAAAAAATGTTGAAAATTGGTCGAGAGTCATAAACATATTAAATAGAGAAATCAAAGAAACCATAGGTGATTTTTTAGATCTTAATTTATTTCAATCTACATTCATTTGTGATTTAGATCTTAGAACTAGTGGTCTTGTTATGGGTAAAAAAAGTTTTATGAATTTAGAAATAACTTTTTTCGTAAATAAAAATGTTGAGTTTAAATCTCTGATCTTAAAAAAACATTTGCAAGATATAACTTCTTTTATAAATTCCCATAATTTTTCTCAAAATATTTATTTCGATTTTGAAAAAACAAAAAAAACAAAAACAATCGAAACTACCTAATATTTATTTATAAATTTTTTATGAAAATATTAGGACCAAACGAAGTGGGAAAAGGTATCTTGATTGAGATGGACGCAGGATTTGTGTCTGCCACAGATCACAGAAACATAAAAGTTTTGGAAGAACAAAAAACTCAATTAGATTATTCGAAACCTTTTGAATTTTATGCTGTATTACAAAAATATAATACACCAAATAGAAATGGTAGAATTTATCCAGAACAAATTCTTAAAAGAGAAGCTGAGAACTACAAAAAATTAATTAAGAAAGGAGTTGCACTATCTGAATTAAACCATCCAGAGTCTTCATTGATTGATTTAGACCGAGTATCTCACATAATTAGTGACTTATGGTGGGAAGGTCAAATGTTACTTGGAAAACTAAAACTTTTAACGTCACCTGGATTTCATGAGAGGGGGATAGTATCAACCAAGGGAGATCAAGCAGCAAATTTACTAAGACAAGGAGTAACTTTAGGAATATCATCTAGGGGTGTTGGGTCTCTGAAAAAAGTTGGAGAACAAAACGAAGTTCAAAAGGATTTTGAATTAATATGTTTCGACTTAGTTTCTTCACCTTCCACACCAGGAGCTTATTTGTTCTCAAACATTGACGATCGACATTCATTCGATGAAAATATCGAAGAAGAAAAAAAATTAAGACAGATATCGTCAGAATCCACTGAAAACACAAATCCTATGAATCGGTCTATTGACTTGATGAATAAATTGAATAACTTTTTAAGAAAATAATTTATGGAAGATTCTAAATATTTTGTATGTAAAGTACAATACGATCTACCTGATGAAAATTCAGGTAAGATCAAAAAAATCACTGAAATGAAATTGGTACGAGCAATTTCAGTTACTGATGTCGAGGCAAAAGTAACTGGAAAGTATCAAGGCTTTCAACATGATTGGCGAATAACGTCAGTGATTGAAAGTAAAATCGATGAAGTGATCGAGTAAAAATGAACCCCACCAAAGAGTGGGGTTTTTTTTTGTTTAATTTTTTTACAATAAAAATTGTAAAAATCAATATTTTTTGCGCTATGGATATATTTATATGGAAAAATTTAATATTTTATGGCAGACAAAAAGTCATTAGTAGAAGAAGCTCTTCTTCAGATGAAAAATCTAGAAGATGTTGTAACTGAAAACGCAAAAGGAATACTTGCTTCAACAATGAAGGAAGAAATCTCTGAGCTAGTAAAAGAGTCGTTAAAGACTAAAAATAAACTAAAAGAACAAGCTGAACCTGAAATAGATTCTGAAGATGAAATGGATATGGATTCTGAAGATGAAATGGATATGGATTCTGAAGATGATATGGATATGGACTCTGAAGATGATATGGATATGGACTCTGAAGATGAAATGGATATGGACTCTGAAGATGAAATGGATATGGACTCTGAAGATGAAATGGACATGGATTCTGACGAATTAGATATTGACATTGAAGATGAAGATGTTGTAGAAATCCCTGATGACGCATCGATGGAAGACGTATTAAGTGTTTTCAAAAAAATGGGTCCATCTGATAGAATTATCGTGAAAAAAGAAGGTGATAAAATTCACCTTGATGACGAAGAAGAAGATGTAGAATATATCATCTCAACAAACGAATCTATTACCGAAAAAATGTCCGATTCCCAAATGGACCAAATCATGAATGATATTTTCTCAGAAGAAATGGATGAGGAAATGGATGAAGAAATGGATGAAGAAATGGATGAGGAAATGGATGAGGTTGTGTATGAAATTTCTATGGATGAGGAAGACACAGATGATGAAATCGATGAAGAAGATATGGAGGAATCTATGCATGAATCAAAAAGTGGTATGAAACCAATAATGTTTTCAAATTGGAAAGCCGGTAAACCATTAGGTTCAAAAGTTGAAACCAAAGAATCTACA